CATAACCAAGTCAATAAGACCAAGAACTCCATCAATCCGAAGTACGAGTTCAGTATCTTTAATGTTGTAGTCAATATATTTTTGTGGGTCCTCAATATAGAGATTATGCAGACTTCCGTGTTCCTCGTAGGACAACTTACGTTCATCAAGAACAACATTTGCGATGTGATCCAGTCTATAGGATTCTTGTTGACCCAATGTATTGTAAGTAAACTTTCGGAATAGATCAAAGTAATCTAGTTGCGCCACACCCATAATATCAAATGTGTCAGCTTCGTCCATACCAAATTTATTGACTCGACCCTTTTTAAGTCTGACCACACCCCAAGGAGAAAATTTCCTAGACTCTTCCTCACCGAACAAACGCATGGTCCTATTAATAAGATAGGTCATATCAAAAGAAGTACTGTTCCATCCAGTGATGATATCGGGGGTCCACTCTTTCCAGTGTTCAATGAACTTTGTCATCAACTCAGCTTCAGTCTCACACTTAATATAAAGAACATCATCTCTAGTGTTCTTGTAATCAATACAAGACCAGACCCGACGGATACCGTCTCTCTGGATTATAGTTATAGCTGTGACAGGGTGTTGTGCGAGTGTTGGTTCGGGGAAACCTTCCTCAGAGTGAACCTCAATATCTATGTAGGTGACCTCAACATCCTTAGAATCGAAGTTTATGTTGTTAGGAAACTCTTCAGAAATATATTGGTAAATGAAGTTGTTCATACCATAGACTCGGAAATTTTCTACGTTGTCATAACGCTTTATAAAATCAGAAGCTTCCTTCATAGATTCTAGTTTGATAGGCTCTAGATTTATTTGATCAAGACCCTTCCAAGGAGTCTGCTTTTTGGGTGTGGGGATAAACAAGGTAGGTTGAAAGGGGACGCGTTTCTTTACACGAACACCATCCTTATATCCTCGGTAGAGGATGTTATTACCGTAACGAGTTACTGATGTATAAAATTCCATAAAGTCTCCATAATATATAATAGGTATTATACACGATTCGACAAGGAATGTAAAGTGTTTTATTCGATAACGTGAAAATAATTATGTCTTGTCCAAGGCTTTTCTATATGTCGATCTATGTATGTGTGATGATCTTGAGTGACCATAAGACTCTTAGATACCACTTGTGTAGTAGGATTAGGTATGCTATTTTTCTCGTCCAAATCTGGTTTGTTAAAGTAAGTTCCACAATCTCTACCAAATCCCAAAGTGGTACATTGAGTCCAAGGATGAACTACAGTAACTTCCTTTCCGTGGTATCTAACTCCAGACCTTTCCAAGTACTGAGTAGAGTATGTTCTATACAATCTCTGAAGAGTGCAATAGGGACCACAGTTTATAGGGAAATCCTTATTTATTAAAAGATCGTACTGCCAGGCAGCGCAATGAGTATCTAAGGAGTAACAACCCATAAACAAACCAATGTTTACGTAAAAAGGTTGATGTGATCGAGTAAAATCTACCATCAATTCGAAAGTATTCAGGTGTTGTGGTAACAGGTAAGTATCATGTTCCATCACAAAAAATCTTTCGTCAGATTCAGATTGCATTCTCATAAGTTCCCAATGAGAACACATGCCAGCCTTTTCTGTTTCAGAATGATCTTGAGTTTTTTTACCAGATCTTATGTCGGCCAACATTATACTAGGACACCATTCATAACGATAACAGTGTTCATAGAAATCGGGAGACTCTGGGGTTATTGCATCGAATGTTCTTATTTCAGAAATAATACCAGCATCGATAGCTGGTTGGAAGGATCTTCTAGAAATTTCCGCGTATTGTTCAGACCTATAGTCTCCCTTCATTACAATTTGATACGCTATCATATATTTTCCTAAAAGGTCGGGTGAGTTTTTAAGACTCACCCTATTTAAAAAGTTTCTTGACGGTGTTACCTTAGTGGAAATATTGCCATAAAGTAACTTGCCATTAAGACTGAAATTACCAGATACTCAAAATGTTCTACTTCCATTTTTTTCACTGTTTTTTTAGTCTTTCTGATTATAGTCCGCATTAGATTCTCCTCGCTAATTAATTGAAATTTTGCGAGGTCGCCTTTCTTCAGGTAACTCTATCTCCATTTGGATCGATAGAATACCGTCCTTAAGAAGGGCACCAGCCACTTCTACATATTCGGACAATCTGAATACCCTTTTAAACTTTCTTGTTGAGATGCCACGATGGATATAATCCTTGTCAGCAGAACCGCTACTATCACCCACAACAGTGAGAGTACGTTCTATAGATTCAATTTCGATTTGTTCTTGGGTAAATCCCGCAACAGCGATTTCAATAAGGTAATCTGTGTCTGATACCTTTATTATATTATGAGGAGGGTAGTTATCGTTTGCATTTTTTGCAACGAAGTCCAACTCGTTAATAAGATGATCGAAACCCACAAACGCGTTACGTGGGAATAATTGCTTTACAGTAGTCATATTTTTTCTCCATTAGTTTCATGCAAGATTAATGGGTACCCGACCATTCGGCATACCCGATTATATATATAAGTATTATAACACAAAGTTTATAAAAAGTAAAGTTTTTTTTAGGGAATACTATGTCGATCGACAATGAAGAAGAATGGCACGACTACGAAGAATGGAAGCGCCAACATGAAGAGGATAATCCAGATATCAACTATCCATTTCTTGTTAATAATTTTGAACAAGATATTCCAGCTACGACAACGAGAATAGAGGTTATAGATAAGGATGGAAAATCTTATAGTAACTATGACTGTGATAGAATAAAACTTTACTTTAAGGATGAAGGTTTAACTATGAGAGTTGTCATAGACGACATCCTAGATGATAAACCCTATTCTTAAAAATACATCGATGGATCTGGGTCACCTTCAACACCGAAAGAAAAAGTTACTCTAGAATCTTTAGGTATTATTTGATGGTGAGTTCCTCTAGGAATCCAAACATAGTCTCCAGCACTAAAAGGGAAGGCCTCATTATTATTGATACCTTCTATCCTTAGACCTATCGTAGATATAGCCTGACATAAGAATACATCCATAGAATCTTTATGCCAAGGGTAACTGTCACTCTCCCTACCAAATCCACTGAAAGCAATATTAGTTATTTTACCCTCATGTAAGGAAAAGAAATACTCCATCTCGGAGACTATTTCTTTTGCAAATTCTGGTGCGGAAGGACGACTATGGAAAGAGTTTAAACCGAGTCTCATCTTTTTGGTGTTTCTGTCATACAACTCTTCGGGATGAGAATCCATTAAGTGCATATAATTGTTCCAATCAAAAACTGAAGGAACATCAATTGGAAGTTTTCCAAAAAAGGGAGTTTTCGTTTTTATGTTGTCTTCTCTTTCTTCAGAGAATATTCCGTAACCTACCATAATATAAATCCTATATTAACTATTACCAATGTTATACTTGGGTTGCAAATTCCAGTTAGCCTTATCTTTATGTGATATTATCTTAATCTGTCTCATTGGGGCAAATTCTTTTACCATGTTCTTATTTTCAATATCTATAAGACCCCAATCCTGTAAGAGAATAGCTATTGTGTTTCTTCTCATAATATCATTCTCTTCCAAGTTAGATTTTTTACCATCTAACAAGAAAAGTTCTTTGAAATGAACTATGAAGTATCTTCCTTGTTTATGTAATATATGACAAGACTGATACAATGTGTTGTCCCTTCTAGATGAAACTCCTATTCTCGTTAAGGTCTCTCTAACCTTTAGGAAGTCATCGGGTTCTGTCAATACTATTTCTAGCATTTTCAGAGGATTCCATTCTACTAAATTATTTTCTTCCACCTTTAAACACCTTATTTTGTATCACCGCAATCTGTTCTTTCGATAATATAGTTAACGCTTGTTTCGCTTTACTGTCACTATAACCAAAGTACTCTTTCACAGTTTCTATGTTATTAATATTTTCCGCTTTAGACCATTTACTAAAACGTTTACGTTTACGTACAATATTTATAAAAAAATGATATTGTAGTTTACTGTCGAGATGGTGGAATCTATTCATCTCATTAGCCATAAAAACCGTATCGGGGAAATAAGATAGACTTCTATTAACCATAAACGAGTTATAAACTTTCTCGTTATCAGTATCTATAGACATAATATCTATCTTAGAATCATTTATACTATTCAGAAAATCAAAGGGCGAAAGTGTTTTCACTTTGTTCATAATAAACCTTAAATATTTTAATCAAGTTCTTTAACAAAAACTCCGTCTACCATACGACCCTTTCTATTTTTTATATCATTGTAAGCTACGTCCAAACAATGTTTTAATGAAAGATTGTTTCTCATAGCAATGTTTATGAGTACAACCATAATATCTCCGATATCGTCTGCGATATCATTACCCTTACATATATTATCAGAAAGTTCTCCACACTCCTGTATCAACTTACAAAACTGATCCTTGTCATTAGAACCATCAATTAAGTTACGTTCCCTGTGCCAATACTCTATTTTTCTAGTAAGTTTCTCTAGAGTATCTGTAGAATTAATTCCTTTCAGGATTTTTCTTTTTGTTGGGGTCATCACTTCTATATTTTCCATTACTTTATCTCCACGTTTGCCATGACTTCAGTAAGGCAGGCAACTAAGTTAAGTTCGTGATCTGCCACGAACGCATTTTTATATTGGTAGTCTGCAAGTATAAGAACCAACTGGGGTATACTTTCAGGTACCACGAAGTCTTGCATGTTGTCATAAACATCTCTGAATATACAGGCAGGTTCTAAGTCCATATTATTTACTACCCATTGACGCATCTTCTTAAAGTCTTTATTTTTAATATAAGAAAACAATTGTGAGTAGTTGCTATTATTGTCATTATCTATAACAGTTGTTAGTAATGAACCACCTATAGATCCTCTCTGAGCCTCATTAAGAACTCGTCTCCAGTCTGGAGCGTGTCGCATGATAAGACCAGCAACCACATCTTTATTGTAGTCAACACCTTCACCATCTAAGATAGTTTGTAGTCTCGTCATAAACTGACCACAGAGTTGTGCCATTATCTTTTTACTAAAAGAAAATTCATAATTGGAACAACGAGAATGAAGGGGTTCGATTATACGATTCTTAAAGTTACAGGTCAGAATGAATCGACAATTCTTAGAGAACTCTTCGATAAACCCACGTAATGCTGGTTGGGTTGATTGTGGATTAAGGTAGTCCGCCTCGTCAAGGATTACAACTTTGTAACCCCCTGAGAGAGATACAGACGAGGCGAACTGTTTGATCTTGCCACGGAGAGTATCAATGTTACCCTCTTCAGAACCGTTGATGACAATATAGTCAAGTCCAAGTTCTTCACATATAGCACGAGCGATAGTAGTCTTACCAGTACCAGCCGTACCAGTAAACATCATATTAGGTATTTCACCACCGTCCACAATAGATTGAAAAGTGTCCTTGAGATCTTTTGTGAGAATGGTTTCTGATACTTTTGACGGGCGATACTTTTCTACCCATAGAAATTCTTTCATAGTTACTCCATAATATATAAATCAATACGTGCATTATAACACAATACGCAAGGTGTGTCAATCAGTTTCAAGTCTATCTTGGTAATTGTTTATAGGTTTAATTTCCATTTTGTGCCAGTTGCCCCAAATACAATGAGCTACCTCATGCCCTATATATTCTGGTTGATACATCCACATAGGGTCTTTTATGTATATGATGCAAGTTTTAGATTCTGGTCTCCAACGAGTAAAGGCTTGTACGGTATCCCAATGGTGACCAAAAAACCTTTTCCTTATTTTATTGTACTCTTCTTTATTTTTTATAAT